CGTATCTTTCTCTAGCTTTGTATCTAACGTTACCAGTATCAAAGTCGCCTTCCATTGATGTTTTCAATGGTGCTCTGTTGAAATACTTCATTCCGTTAGGAACATCCGTAATGATATAAAACGCATCAGTGTCAGATAAGTAGTGATTAACTACGAATCCTTGAGGAAGCATCCCCATGTTTTTGAGTGCGTTGATGTCATTATCAGCAGTTCCAACTCTTCCTGGAGACTTCATCAGTCTTTCAGCAGTAAATTGTTGGTTAGAGTGAAGAACCATCTTCATTCCTCTAGCCGCAATTTTAAGACCACGTTCATCAGTGAATGCAGCAATGTCAATCAAAGACTGCTCCAAAGATGTTTCGTTAAGGTCTGCTGCTGTAGATAATGTATTGCTAAACGTACCTGATATTGTCGGGTGAGAAGCGTTTATTAAAGAAACGCCATCGCCTGTTTTAAAAGTAGCTACGCCAGGGAGTCCATTATTTAATGGAACCACTGCTTTCACTTGTTTAGCATTAGCCATAGAACGTGCTAAAGCTTTTGTATAACGAGAAGAAAGTCTGTCATAGAGGTTATCCTCCATAGCTTCTTCTGTTATCGCAAATGCTAGAGCGATCGTTTCCATAGTGTAACGTGCTGTAAAAGTTTCTTGTGCTTCGTCGTATGAAACGCCTTGGCCTTCACCTTTTACATCTGCGTTTGCAAAACCACTTAACATTACTTCCTCTTCGAAAGCTCTGTCAGATGATTCTTCTGCATAAATTTCTTTATGCTCTTGGTCGTACCTCTTATATTCCAGTCCAAATAGTGCATTTAGACCAGGTTCTAGTTCTTTAACTAGCTGTGCTCGTGATATTGCCATTGTCTATATACTCCTATTATGATTGTAGTTCAATCAGGTTTGGAACAACTACTACGGAGGCATAAGCAACAGTGATATCCTGATTTGAAGGATCTTCTGCTGATCTTATTAATCTCCATGAGGCTGCGTCCGCACTTGTATCGCCGATATCTAGAGTAGCTGAAGACCTACCAGTAGTTGTACTACCAGCAGAGACATTCATGTCATACGTTTCTAGAAAACCAGCTTGCGCGACCGTGTCATCGGTTGCTACTACATATTGTTGTTGTGGGTTATCGAATACAAAAGCAGTTATGTCTTCTGAATTCGCAGGTGTTACTTGTACATAATGGTTCGACCATGTCGGCTTCAAAGTTGTAGCCGCATTGTAGAAGATTCCATTTAGCACGCCGATCACAGGTGTATCGCCACTTGAAGGCTGACCTTCGATTATATACCCTGCGGCGGAAGCAACAGCCCCACCACTATATATTGTGGTAGCGTAATTTGCATCGATTAAGTACTTACCTTGTCCTTGTGTGGACGGCGTAGAACCAAGAGTTCCTGCCGCAATAAGTCCAAAACCTTGCGTGTTACTGTTTGCCATAGTTTGTTACTCCTTGTTTACAGTTTTACCTGTAAACGGTTAATTAAATTTCGTTGGTTCTAGAATTGTTAAAAAATTAACTTTTCTTCGTACCACCGAAGGTTACGCTAGTCTGTCGATCAACATTGATCGGCATACTTGGATGCTGTTCCTTCATGAGATCGTGCTTCACTGCTTCGTCTCGAGCATCAGTTTGTTTCTTATAATACTCAGTACGTTGCTTCGCGAGCTCTTCTGATATCCTAGCCAGCAATAGGCCACCTACCCCTATAATCCCAGCATATTTTCCGTCTTTAACAACGGGATAATCTTCGCCTTCGTATTCGTCGGCTCTCACTAATTCCCATCCGGATCTTAATTTACCCGTAATGTTCTTAGTATCATCGAAACCGGCGCTTTCGGCTCTGATCCATCTGTGCCTGTATCCTGCAGGCGGCTTGGGAGCATCTAGAGATGATGGAGGAGTCCATACTTTGGGTCTTTCAGTTTTAGACCTAGTTTGACTCGCACGAGAAGTAGTTTTTGTTTCTTTTGTCATATGCTTATGCCTCCTTCGTGAGTTTTAATTGTTTTGCATATTCTTCGAGTGGCACACCTAATTTTTTAGCAATTGCTACCTGTGAAGGCGTGAGTCTCACAGTTTGGCGTCCTGGTTTAACGCTTCTTGTCGCAGAAGCAACCGTCTGAACGGGTTCGGACGTTTTTCTAGTTACACTCTTATCAAATTTATGGGGAAAGTCAACTCTTATTCTTTTGTCAATTTCCGCATAGTAATCATTTGATTTGGGATCAAATCCTTCTTTTTCGACTAGATCCTTATGGATTTCGAAGGCTGTAAAAGTCATAGCTCGATCTTGACCGAACCATCTGTTTTTACCTGCCCAATGTTCAGCACTAGGATCAGGATCCGGCAAACGTTGAGGGGTTTGCTCAGGAAGATAACCTCCATGCGAAAGTCTAGGTTCCGCTACAGATTCGTCTTCTTTACCTGCCTTGGTTGCTGCTAATTTGGCATTATCAAAAGATAGTTGTGCTATTCTTTTATTAGCCGCTACTTGAGCTTTTGCGTCACCCGCTTCAATAGCGCCAGCTAATTCTTTTTCAGCTGAGTCTAATCCACTTTTAACACTGCTCTCAAGTTTAGTAATGTAATCTTTGTCCACTTTTTTGAACTTAGATTCCATTGCTTGTCTATTCGTTTCTACAGCACGAGCATAATCTACAGCTGCCACTTCTCTACGTTCAGCTTCTCGCATTCTACGTGTTAATTTAGAAATACGTCCTTGTACTCCTTTGCTGTACTCTTCTAGCTTTTGGTCTTCTTTTGGTTCGCTAGTTTGAACATCAGACTGCTCATCAGATTCCGCAGGTGCGTCATCGGACTTAACAGTGTCTTCAGTAGTTTTTTGTTCTGTATCCTTGTCATCTTTGACCTCCACTTCTGACTCATTAACTTTATCCTCGGGTAATTCTATATCAGCCCCGGGACCCGACGTATCTAAATCGACCATCGGTCCTTTTTTTTCTATTTTTTCTTCTGTTGATTCAGGCATAGTTTCCTCCTATGTTAATATTTATGCAAGATGCTTTTAGGATCTTGTATGGTTGCTAAGACTTCGTCTTCATTGAGGAGTCTTACTTCCCCGCCTTCTATCTCAATCCTTGAGCCTGCATAACGGGCAAAGACTACCCAGTCACCGACCTTGCACCAAGGACCACTGGGATAACGTTTTTTATCCCCATAACACTCAGAGCCCATAGCAAGTACATTCCCACATTGGGATGCCACTTGTTGACGCTCTACAGCGTCTTGACCTAATAACACACCACCTTCAGTTTTCTCTTTCATTTTGAAAGGTAAAACTAAAATTCTCCATCCTGTCGGTTGCGGTAATTGAGTCGCCTCCGTTGGAATCTC